CATAAAGAAATCTATGAATTTATGAAAAATAAATGGATGAAACGATTGCAAAAATTAACAAAAAATAATCATGTATCATAATATAAATCATAATAATATAAGCAATTTTATCTAAAAAGGAGTATGTATGAATAAAACTTTTAAGCGTTTTGCAGCTATATTAAGTGTGGTTGCCCTAGTAGGTGCAATATTTATAGGCTGCGGTAAATCAGAAGCTAAAAAAGATAGTACATCAAAGGGAACTACAAGTACTGATGAAGCAAATTTACAAACTGTTAGATTAAATGAAGTTGTAAGATCTGTATTTTATGCTCCAATGTATGTTGCAATAAATGAAGGCTTTTTTGAAGAAGAAGGACTTAATATTGATTTATCTACAGGACAAGGTGCCGATGCAACATATTCTAATATACAACATATGTCCATTAAAGAAATAAGGCTGTAGAATCAACTACAGCCTTGCTTTATATCCAACTTCATTTTTTTCACTATCATAAGTAAAATATTCAATTAGATTCATTATTAATTTTCTTTTGGTTTCTACATCTTCTATTAAATCAATTGTAGCCTTAAATGTATTAAGATTTTCAATATATAACTTTTGCTTTGTTAACACATCTTCAACATCAAACATTGATAAATTAATTTGATTTATTTTTTTATCAATATCTTCATTTTCAGATTTTATTTTTTTTATTTCTGATTGGATCATAGATAAGATTTCAATATCATCAATCAATGCTAACTTTTTAATTAAACCTTGTAATAATTTATTATTTTCAGATAATGCCTTATTTAAAGCAGTTAATTCTCTTTTTAATTTGCTATTATTATTTTTAGCAGTAGAAATATTAATAATATCTTCAATATTTAAATTTTTTAATAAGTCTATAACAAACTCTTCTAATTCATCAGCATTAATCATTTTGCAAGCACATCTATTAGCAGCTCTATTTTTTAACTCACATCTATATGATCTATAATATATTCCTTTGTAAGTTCTACTCCAGGAGCACATACTTGAACCACATTTTGCACATTTAAGAATACCAGATAATAAAAATTTATTACCAGTAGCTTTTCTTGGTGATGATTTACTTTTTATTTCATCCAAAATATTTTGGCAGTTTACCCATTCAGCACCAGGTATAATTGCTGGATGTTTACCAGTAGCTATAATCCATTCATCAATTGGATTTTCTTTTTTTCCACCTTTTCTTTTATTATAAACCATTAGTCCAAGCTCTTTATTATTAGTGCAATTTAAAGTTGAATCTTTATTTTCAAAATATTTTATAGCATCTTCATCACAAGAACAGTAAACAGGATTCTTTAATATTTGCAATACTGTATTTCTGCTAAAATCACCGCCATTTTTGCCTTTTATAGAATTAGAACATAAATACCTTGCAATTGGAACAGTACTTTTATATTGAGGATATAGCTTATATATAAGCTTTACTATTTCAATTTCATCTTCAACAACTTCTAATTTATACATTTTTTTATTATTTTCAGTTATTTGAACTGATTTGAATCCAAGTGGAGGAGTACCGCCTAACCAACGCCCAGTACGAGAAAGTTCAAGCATATTATCTTTTATACGTTCTGCTATTGTTTCACGTTCTATTTGTGCAAATGTAGCACTAATATTAATCATTGCTCTACCCATTATAGTGCTAGTGTCAAATTGCTCTGTGATGCTTATAAAAGCTATATTATTTTCTTCTAAGATTTTATACGTAGAAGAAAAGTCAGCAACGTTACGAGCTATTCTATCTAATCTATAACAGATAAGAGCTGTGAACCTTTTTAATTTTGCATCAGCCATCATTTTAATGAATTGAGGTCTATTAATATTTCCACCAGACCATCCTTCATCTTCATAAATTAAAAAGTTAACTTCTTCATTAGTTGTATTAGTAAAATATTTTTTACAAAGTTCTATTTGATTAGAAATAGATTCCCCTTTTTTAGTAGCTTTTGATTTTCTTGCATAGATAGCAACATTCATCTATATCACCTCGCTGTATATTATTGACTAAAAAAATTCCATTATTCCAAAATTAGGACAGAAGTATATAATATAGTTATTAATTTTATAGCATGTCCCATACTTACTCTTATAATATTCGATAGCTTCCAGTAAAAACCATTCTGGAATTTCTAAAAATTCAGCAAGTTCATATCTTCCTTTCACTCCAGCTTTATGAGCATTAATTAACTGATCTATTCCAACAAGTCTTTCATACGCCCATGCTCTTGCTTTAAGTTCTTGTTTAACGTTTCTTATATCACTTTGGTCAATTATATCTCCATATGTAGTAAAATGATGACCTAGCTCTTCTGCAAGTATACAAGCTTTTTCATTGTTAGTTTCTATTCTAGAATCTATTATTATTTTATTGTTTTTATACAAACCCTTAAATCCATATTTCAGGGGTTTTTCTTTAATTTTTACATGTTTATCATATTTAATCATAAGTTTCTCATATTCCATTGTGTTTTCCCTTTCTTTGCCGAATATATGTTCGATTGGTGAGTAAAATAAAAAGGCTTATAGCCTTTTTAAATAAGTTTTAAAAATTCTTCTTCAGGTAATATTTTAATATGATGTCCATTTTCTATATATTCTAAAGCTGTTCTCTCTTTAGTACTTTTACCATCTGGGCCAACAACTTTAAGATCTTGAACACCAACAATTAAAAAATCTACTTTCTTAGAAATACCACTTTTAAGCTGTCCGCCTAAATCTACAACACATTGCATAGCTGTATGTAAAGTAATTTTTTGAAGAGTTCCAGTAAAAAGAACGTTTTTATTATAAAATATATGTGTAGTATCAAACTCTGTTTTAGTAGTAGTAATATCTTTTATATTAATTTTTTTAGATATAGCTCTTTTAGTAATTGACTTCTTCTCTTTAGATGGAATAACATCGTTTAGAAGTTTAATATCTAAATGACTATATATAATTATTCTTTCATCCATACGAAGTGAATTTAAATGTTCGTTTGCTTTTATAAATACATTTGCACATGCAATAGCATCATCAGAAGCGGTATGATGATTTAATAAATCAACTCCAAAATATTTACAACTTTCTTCTAAAGAAGCATTTTTTGAAATGTTCATCAACTGTGTGCAAAGTTGCATCGAACAAACATATTTTAATCTAGGTATGTTAAGCTTATATTTATATAAGCAATTATATAAAACATTCATATCATATGAAGCATTAAATGCAACTAATAATTCATCATCAAAATAATGTGATATTTGTGGCCATAGTTCTGAAAAAGTTGGAGAGGAAGCTACAGTATCTGCAGTTATCCCATGTATATCAACAGCGTAAGGATTAAATTCTAGTGTAGGTGGCTTAATTAAAGAGTAGAATTCATCTACAATAACATTATTTTTAACTGCAGCTATTCCAATAGAGCAAGCACTATTAAAATTATTATTTGCAGTTTCAAAGTCTATAGCGATAAAATCATATTTTCCCATTTTATTCTCCCCCTGAGATTATATTAAATACAAATTCCATGAAATTTGTACAATTTTTTTAAGGTTGTATTAATTAAATCACTTCTAAATTTTTCAAGAAACGCTTCTATATCTTTTATTTCACTTTTATATTTTGCTTCCATCTTTTTATTAAGTAGAGTGGTATTGTATCTATTATAGATACTATTTATTGATTCTTTAGTAAACCAGTCATATATGGAAAACATATTTTCTTTTAAGCTACTTTCCATTTCATCAGTAATAGTGCCATCTTTAATGTTTAGCAAAAGTGTTAAAGTTGAGTTTCTGCTAGAGCAAATCATTCTAAAACATTCAGAAGTTTTATCCATATCTATATCAGTACGTAGTTTTTCATTTTTTCTCCAACGATTATTTAGGCTATTAATAATTTGTTGTTCCATTGCTTCAATCATTTTACCCCATCCCTTTAATAATTATTTTAGATTTACTTAAATTTCAATTATTCGTCATCAAATTCACTAAAAATAAAATCAATGTAATTTTTGATTTTCTCCATCTTTTTAGGTGTAATATCTTTACCTTTTAAGTGAGCTGCTATTGTTTCTACTTCTGGAGAAAGTTTAGATTCCTTATTCTCATTTTTTAAATTAGGTGTTTTTATATCGCTTACACCCATTAAGTAATCTATAGAAACATCGAAGTATTCTGTTAGCAGTCTTATTATATCGCCTTTTGGTTCTCTTCCATTTTCATATCTTGAAATTGTAGATTTGGCACTACCAATATTATTGGCAAGTTGCTCAACTGTAAGTTGTTTTTCTTTTCTTAATTCTTTCAATCTTTCTGCAAAAGTTGCCATTTGAACACCTCCATAAATAAAATTATAAAGCTCAATAACCATATTGGGAATAATTGTACCCGATTTCAGTATTTTTTTTGTAAAAAAAGGTTGACAAGTTCCCGAAATGGGAATATAGTATAAATATAGTTATTCCCAAATGGGATTAAGGAGGTGGTGGAATGATTAACTTAAGAAGATTAAAAGGGTTAAGGGTAGAGCATGATTTAACCCAAGAGGAATTTGCTTCATGGATTGGAATGCCTATATCTACATATAGAAAGAAGGAGTTAGGTTTAAGTCCAATACAATTAGAAGAAGCTTATAAAATATCACAACTATTTGGTGAAAGTATAGAGGATATTTTTTTTAACAACAAAGTTCCCAAGTGGGAATAAACAATATACAAATATAGTTTAACCAAAAATATAAATTTGAATATTATATATAAATAAATTAATGAGGTAGAGAAATGGCACTGGGGAAGGAAGTATTTACAAGTCCAAAAACTAAATTAAAAGCTGTTTGTCTAAATCCTACAGATGATCCACAAAAGATAAAAGAATTTAGTGAAAGATTTTATAAATCATTATCTGATGCTCTAGAAATTACATTTGGAGAAGCGTGGGCAATAGAAGTTTATAAAAAAATGGGTTGGACAGAAGATGATTTTAAAAATAAATAGGAGGGCGTATGAATTACGAGGAGAGAAAGCAATTAAAGAAGGAAATAGTTGAAAGGATAATTGAAGCTAATCCAAAAGCAACACCAAACTTTACAATTACATTACTTGATGAAATTAAAGAGAGTATTGTGAGTGCTGCAATGAATACTATTTTAACTAAATAGGAGGTGAAAGTGATGAATGAATTAAAAGTTAAGGAACTGGTACTTAAGATAATGAATTCAGCAATTGAGAAAACATTTTGTACAGAGCATGATGTGTTTGTTAATTTTAGTGCACATACAAAAGCATTAGAAATAGTTATTCATAAAAATGGATGGGAGAAGCGTAGTGAGCGTTTAGAAGAACCTATTTATAAATTTATATATTTAGTTGCCCCATTTGAAGGGTATAAACCAGAAATACCAGTGCTAGAGGAATTGGAAAAGATTTTAAATTATATAAATGAACTTTAAACATAAGACAAGCAAGGCTGAAAAGCCTTTTTAAATGGTCGAATGTGCGAAAAATGATGTAGAAAATTAGATAAGCAAAGATATTAAAGGCGATAAGCCTTTTAAAAATAACATAATGGCGAAAAATACCGTTGAATGCAAAGGTAATGGAGGGATAAACAATGGAAAATGTAAAACATAAAAGAAAAGAAGGAGTTCAGTTATTTGTTAATAAAGAATTAGAACTTGAAGTAAGAGCAGTAGAGATTGATGGTGAAGGTTGGTTAGTTGGTAAGGATGTAGCAGAAGTTTTAGGTTATGCAAAGCCAAGAAATGCTATTGCAACTCATGTTGATGAAGAAGATAAAATGGGGGCCCTAATTCAAGGCGACCTTGGAGGGGTTCAAGAAATGACAGTTATAAATGAAAGTGGATTGTATTCATTAGTTTTAAGAAGTAAGTTACCAGGAGCAAAGAAATTTAAAAGATGGGTAACAGCAGAAGTATTACCACAGATAAGAAAAACTGGTGGATATATAGCAGTAAATGAAAATGATGATGAAGCTTCAATCATGGCAAGAGCATTAATGATAGCTCAAAATACTTTAAATAAGAAAGATGAATTATTAAAGGCTAAGGATCAGGAAATAAAAGTTATATCAGAAGAGTTAGGTCAAAAGAATAGATTTATAAATCAGTTAGCAGCATCAGAAAATACTTTATTAGTTAGAGAAGTTGCAAAAGTTGCATCTAAAGCAGATGTAGTAATTGGTGAAAAAAGATTATGGTCCAAGCTTAGAGAATGGGGGTTGATTTTTAAGAACTCAACAGAGCCAAAGCAATGTGGAATTGATAAAGGGTATTTTGAAGTTAATGAAGGTACTAAAGAAACTAAAGGGAAGGTGTTTACTTATAGAACTACTAGAGTTACTGGTAAAGGACAAGCTTATATTATAGACAGATTACTTAAAGAAATTTAATGAGGTGAATTTATGGAAGGTTTTAATTGGTGGGGAACATTTACGTTTGTTATGCCAATAGCTCTAGTAATAATAATCGGAGTTATAGCAATAATTACATCTATTTTAGATGGAATAGATAAGTTAATAAAGAGAATTGGGAGGTAATAATGATGGAAGATTTAAGGTTTAAACTTGAACAAGCTATTGAAATGTATGGGACTATGGATAAAAAGGTTTTAGAGCTTAGTCAAAAATTAGATATAGAAATGTGTAATGCACAAAAAAGAATATTGTTAAGAGGTAGCAAATGATTGAATTTGTTAGTAGTAAAGAGATAAGTTTAAAAGAAAAAATAATAGCAAGAATAACTAGATTAGAAAGTTATATTCATGAAGATGATACACCAGCAATAGTTAAAGATGTATTTAAAAATGAATTAGAACATTTAAGAGCAGAATTAAAGAGGAGCTAGAATGAAAAAATTGAAGAAATTAACAAGAGAACAAAGAAATTATTTAATTAGGGAGGGGTTAAACCCAGATGATTTTCTAATAGAACGATCTACAGCAGAGAGTTATGTTTTCTATAACATACATACAAAAATGTTATGGGATATGAGGAGATAGCAATGTTGAAATTAAGAGATTATATAGAAATTGCTAGATTAGCACAAGAATTAGTTGAGGAGCAAGGTTTAAGCTATAAAACTGCTATAGAAGGAGCAAAAGAAAAGTTACTATCTGGTAGAGTGGGTTCTCATAAGTCAGATAATAACCTTTCAAAACAATGCAAAGACAGTATAACAGAAAATTAAAATAATTGAAACCAGGAGGAAGTAAATAATGAATATGTTATTACAAAATGATTTACAAGAAGTAAAAAAGGAATTTAAAGTAACCGACTTGCAAGATGCTACATGGGCATTAAGAAAGTTAAGAGCTGTAAATGAAAAGATGAATGAAATTAATACTATAGCAGTTGAAGAAATATCAAGAATTAATGAGTGGGCAGAAAAAGAAGTTAAATCATTAAATGCTGATAAGGAATATTTTGAGGGATTATTAAGTGCTTTTTACATAGAGGAAAGAGCTAAAGATAAGAAGTTTAAGCTATCAACTCCATATGGAAAAGTGACAGCAAGAAAAACATCTAAATATATCTATGAAGATGAACAAGCAATAATGGATTATTGCAATATGAACGAAATAGATGTAATCAGAGTTAAAGAAGAGTTAGATAAGACTTCATTTAAGAAGCTTTGTAAAGATGGTGTAAATCAAGAAACAGGTGAAGTTGTTCCTGGAGTAAGAGTAGAAACTGTAGAGAGTATTAGTGTAAAAACTGAATAGGAGGACTTTAGATGAATTTATATGAAAAGTTAGTTGAGATTAGAAAAGAAGTTATAAACTTCTCTAAAGATACAGAAGGATATGGTTATAAATATGTAAGTGGCAGCCAAGCTATAGCAAAGATAAGAGATAAGATGGACCAGTTAGGAATAATATTAGTTCCAGGAGTAGGAGATACAATTACATCTACTTATGATTATGTAAATGCTAAAGGTAAAGAGTGTACAGACCATATAGTATCTGGAGATATGTCTTATACATGGATTAATGCAGAAGAACCGAGTGAAACATTAACAGTACCATGGAAGATATATGGTGCACAAGATGATATATCAAAGGCATTTGGTAGTGGTTTAACATATTCAGAAAGATACTTCATATTAAAGTTTTTCCAAGCACCTACTGATGATGCTGATCCAGATAATAGAGATACATCTAATAGAGGAACTGGAGCTAAAAAAGGATTAAGCGAAGCGCAAGTAAAAAGATTATATGCAATTGCTAATACAGCAGGATATGATAAAAAAACAATTCAACAAATGGTAACTGCTAAATATAACAAGGCAGTAGAGCAGTTAACTAAAGTAGAATATGACCATGTTTGTAACGGATTGGAGGGTAAGAAGTAATGCAAAGAGCAAAGATTTACTTTGATAAGAAGGAGTACAGACTTGATGTAAATAATTATGGTAGCAATATAGAGGTGTTACTAGATAATAATGTAACAGAAACTAAGTTAATTATAGATACTGATTTAGCTAGCAATTTAGCGGAGGAGTTATTAGCAGCTAATGGAGAGAAAACTACAGTTGATTGGGAAGATGAAGTAGCAAAGTTACAAGAAGAAATTGAATATTATAAGGACATCATAGAAGCAAAAGAGCAACATGAAGATTTAATAAGAGAAAAGTTCTTTGATAGCACTTATTAGAAAGAGGTAGTTAATATGTCAGAAGGGTGGATAAAACTTCATAGATGTTTATTTAATAAGGCTATATGGCAAAATTCCACTCCCGAACAAAAGGTAATACTTATTACCCTTCTAGGAATGGCAAATCATAAGGGAAAAGAATGGGAATGGAAAGGAAAGCAATTTAAGGCTGAACCAGGTATGTTAGTAACTTCACTTGATAGCATTTGTATAAGGTGTGGTAAAGGAATTTCAGTTCAAAATGTCAGAAGTGCATTGAATAAATTTGAAAAATACGAATTTCTAACACAAGAGGTAACAAAGACAGGAAGGCTCATAAACATAGTAAATTGGGGTGTTTATCAAGGTGGATTTGAAGAAGGTAACAAAGATACTAACAAAGAGGTAACAAACGACCAACAAAGCACTAACAAAGAGGTAACAAAGAGCCAACAAACAGGTAACAAAGAGGTAACAACTAACAAGAATGATAAGAATATTAATAATGATAATAATGTTAGAGAAAGAGAAGAATGGGAAGAAGTAGAAGAAGAAAAATCACCTTCACTTCCACCCCTTTCATTCCCAACCCAAACCCATGAAAAATTTTATGAGCAATGGGGAGAAGTTGCATATAGAACATGGTTTTATGATGCAGTAATAGTTGAAGGTGAAATTATTAATATATCATCACCAGATGGCTTTAAAAATGAAATTTTAAGAAGTAAATATAAAGATTATTTAGAAAGAATAACAGGCAAGAAAGTAGAGATAGGTGGTTAATTTGAAAGCATGGGAAAGTATGACTAATGCTGAAAGAGCAGCACAAACTTATAGGGATATAAAGTTAAGGCAAGAGAGAAGAAGAGCAGGAGTAAGAGAAGCAAATAACTTTATGTTTAACAATATTCTTAAAGCTAAAAGAAATAGGGACAAGATTACGGCCAAGAAGTATAGGCAAAGGTGGTAATTATGAGCTTTGAAGATGAATATAAGGAAGAAGCTTTACAGTATATCAATATTGTTAAGAGATTTGGATCATTACAAGAGAATGATATAAGAGAAGCTTATAGATTAATGATTGATTCATTACAGGCTTATAATCGCTGGAGCAAGATTAAGTTAGACATAAAGAAAGACCTTAAAAGAGGAGAAAAGTCAGCATTAAAGGATAGGCTAGAAGAAATATGTAAGTATCTAAAAGAAGTTCACACAACTTCAAGAATGATATGGAGCAAGGCAAAAGATGATTTAAAGGTTAATAGAGAGGAGTAATAAAATGGCTTGCATAAGTGAAGATGAATTAAAAATATTTAAAGAATACTGCAGAATTAAAGGTGTAGAGAATACTTTTCTAAATTATATTATTTGGAAAGATAACATTGCATTAAATAAACTCAAAGCTAAATATTTTGCTAGAAATGATGGAGAGCAATAATGGTTGTAGTTGAAGGAAAAATAAAAGGTAAAGCTAGGCCACGCTTCAATAGTAAAACAGGAAGAGCATTTACTCCAGGGGATACTATTACATATGAAAACTGGATTAAATGTTGTTACCAGGAGCAAGATGGAAAGTTTATAGATGGGCCAGTAAGTGCAAGGATAGAGGTTTACTATAAAATACCTAAGAGTTATACGAAGAAACGTGTACAAGCTATAAGAGATGGGGTAGAAATGCCATTAAAGAAACCAGACTCGGATAATATAGCAAAAATAGTATTGGATAGTTTAAATAAAATTGCATTTGATGATGATGCTCAGGTAGTAGAGTTAACAGTGGTTAAGAAGTGGACTGAAGAGCAGGAAAGAATAGAGTTTGAATTGGAGGAAGTTAAAAATGAGAATTAATGAAAAGTATTCAATTGAAAGTGATGTTTTAAATGTAACAGTATATGAACATTCAGTAGTTAAAGAAAAGGAAAGTAAGAATTTGGGGAAAGAAGTTAAAAAGGCAGTAGGATATTTAACAACAATAGACCAAGCTTTTAAGTTTTTGATTGATAGAGAAGTAAAAGGAACTGGAATGGAAGATTTTAATACGATAATGAATAAAATCGCAGAATTAAGATTTGATATAGAGAGGATGTTAAAAAATGAATAAGGTGATTTTGATAGGACGTTTAACTAAGGATCCAGAGTTAAGATATGCAGCAGGAAGTGGAACAGCAGTTTGTAGATTTACTTTAGCAGTAGCAAGGCAGTTTAAAAAGGACGAAACAGATTTTATAAACTGTATAGCATTTAATAAACAAGGAGAAGCAATTGCTCAATATGTTACTAAGGGTAGGCAATTAGCAGTTATAGGGAACATAAGAACTGGTAGTTACGATGGACAAGATGGTATTAAGAGGTATACGACGGATGTAGTTGTAGAAAGCTTTGAATTTATAAGTAATAGTAATTCAAATAATAATCAAGGTAATGCAGAAACATGGAATCCGCAAGAGGATATGGGATTTGGTGAGGAAGTACCAACAGATTATGGAGATATGCCTTTCTAGGGGGAAATTATGAATAGAGCAGAAAGAAGAGCTAGAGAAAAAGAAAAGAAGAAAGATAGTAATAAGAAAGTTGAGGCTATGGCATGGTTTAGGTCATTGCCTCCTGCTAAACAAACATTGATAGATAGCTTAGTAAAAATTGAAGCAAGGAAAGAGAATGATAGCTTATTAAAAGCAATTGATAGATGTTTTAGTGCAGCAGTTTTTGAAGAACTTGAAAACTTAGAGTGGGAAGATGTTAAAAGAATTATAGATAAAAGCGCAGAGTTGATGCTAGATGATGCACATAAAATGAAAAATTTAAAAGAAAGTTTAGGAGGAAGTTACGATATGGCGATAAAGAAAATAAATGAAGAAATGGCACCAGAGGTTGAAAAGAGGGTAAGGGAGTTAATCAAAGATGGATATAATCAAAAAGTTAGTGTAAAGATGCTAATAGAAGAGTTTAACACTCTTAGTACAGCTATGTTAACTAATGCTTATAAAAGGACTAAGGCTATAGTTTCAGAAGAAGAAAAGTTAAAGAAGATAGCAGAGCAAGAAGAAAAAGAAAAAGATGTATCTAATAGAATAAAAGAAGTTTTAGGAGAACCAGATAAAGAATTAGAAGATGCATTAGAGTATATTTTTAAAGATGAATTAAAAGAAGATGTTAAGGAAAGTGTTAAGAGTGAAAATAAGGCTCATACAGAAGAAAAAGAAGATAAAGGTATAAATATACCTAAAGAAGTAGAAAAAACTAATACAGAAGAGAATAATAAGGTGAAAACAACGGTTAAGAACAAGAATAGTAAATTAAAAGTTATTAAAGAAGTTACTAAAGTTATAGAAAGAGAAGTCCAAGGAGAATATGGTTTATATAACATAAAAGGATCAGTAGTAACAGTAGATGAAGAATTTGCATTCAGCAATGTAGAAGATGTTAACTGCTGGGCAAGTGCTGAAAGAGAAGATTTACTAAAACAAATGGAAGAGATTAAAGGGAAAATTAATCATATAAATTCATGTGAGAAGGAAGCTATAGAAGTTATAGAAACGTTTATGAATATTTAAGGCTTAAATAGGTAGTGTAGCACCTATTGGTACAAGCAGACTACGCCTTGCACCATGACTTGTACCAAATAAAAATGAAATTATTTTTAGAAAGGATTTAAGAATGGATAGAATAGATTATCAAAATAAAATATTAGACACAATAGATAATGCTTTAAATAATTTAAGTTCAGATGAATTTGATATTTTAATGCAAAGAATACAAGAATATATTGATGATTTAAATTAACGAATAATTTGAAATTATTGCGAAGGAGAGAAGAGAAGTGGAAATGACGTTGTTTACTAAAAACAAAGAAAATTGGACTAGATTTAAAGTGGGAGTAAAACAGATATATACAATTCCACCTAAGATACTTGCTTTAGGTGAGCCTACAAAGAAAACAACTAGATTTTATTATTGGGAAAAGAAAGGTGATTTTCTTAATGGTAGAGATTTAGATTAATTCACAATTCAAAAAAAGAGAGAATAGAAGGGAATACGGATAATGCTATATACTTCTATTCTCATAAGACAATCAAATTCAATTAGTGAATAGGGAGGAGAAGGACATGGAGAACTTAAACTATAGAAATTGTAATGAAGAAGTAACTGTAAAATTAATAGGAAAATTAACAATGGAGTTTCCAGAGCTAGAGGTTAACCTACCAAGACAACTAGAAATAAAAAGATTGGTAGAAGAAGTTTTATATGGATATGAGGTTACTACAAAAGAAACAGCATTAGTAACAAGTGATCTTGAAGATAGAATAAACTATTTTTTAGCTACTAAAAAGCTTGAAGGATTATCAGCAGCTACTTTAAAAAATTACAACTATAATCTTAGAAAATTATGCAAATTCTTTAATAAGCCAGTATCTATGATTACAAGTGCTGATATTAAAATGTTCATGTATGCAGAAAGTAGTACTAAAAGTGCTGCTGGAATGAACACATTTATGACACCTATTAAATTATTCTTTGCATGGCTTCAAAATGAAGAGTTTATAATTAAGAATCCATGTTCTTCGGTAAAACCAGTAAAAGAACCAAAACGAGAAAAGAAACCTTTAAATGAAGAACAAGTTGAAATGTTAAGAGATTGTATGCTTAGTAGGAGAGATAGAGCAATATTAGAATTTTTCTTATCAACTGGTTGTAGAGTAGCTGAAGTTGGCAATGTTAAGGTAAAAGATTTAGATATGACTAATAAAACTTTATTAGTTATAGGAAAAGGAAATAAAGAAAGAAGAGTATATTTTACAGAAAGATGTAAAAGAGCAATACTTAATTATCTTAGAGAACGTGAAGAGCAAGGAATAATAAGCGAATATTTATTCTGTTCTTCAAAAGCTCCAAATAAAAAATCGAATAATACAGAGCCTTATAAAAAATTAAATAATCGTGGTTATCAAGTAATTGTAAATAAAATGCAAAAGATGGCTAATATAGAAATGAGAATCACTCCGCATACATTTAGGCATACAATGGCTACATTTGCTTTAAGAAGTGGAATGGCTCCAGAATGCATACAACAAATTTTAGGACATAATGATGTTGGATTAACATTAAGGGTATATGCAAAAGTGGCTCAAACTGAAGTTGAACATTCATATAGAAAATTAGTTTCATAAAAAATATTATAAAGAATAGGAGTAATTCATGGGAATATTAGATAGAGCAGTAGAAAAGTATGGAGAAAGACAACTGGATCAAGCACAAGAAGAATTAGCAGAATTAATAGTTGCTATAAGTAAATATAAAAGAGCAGTAGATAAAGATAGAAATACAGATAAAGCAGTAATAGATGTAATAGAAGAAATAGCAGATGTTAACATAATGATTAAGCAGGTAATGATGTTATTAGATATAGAGGAGTTTGAAGTCCAAAACATAGAGATAGCAAAGTTAAATAGATTAGAAAAAAGGATGGATAGTTAATGAGCAGAGATAAATTCAAAAAGACGGAAGATAAGTTATATAACTATTTCAATAAAGAGAAGAAAATAGCCACATTAAATTATCGAATAGAATTATTAAAGAAGCAGATAGATAAAATTAATCAAGAGCTTAGAGAATGTGATATTAATATTGAAATAGAAAGCAATAGTCCAGGATTTGAAGAAAGAGTACAGAGTTCATCAGATGGAACAAGTTATGCAGAAAGAGAAGTAATAAGAATAACAGAGTTAAAATTAAAAAGAAAGGTATCTAAGGAAATAGAGATAGAAGAGTTAAAAGAAGAAATAGAAAATATAGAGTTAGATAATTCTATACTAGAATATAACTTACAATACATTAATGAAGAATGGTACAAGCTATTGGAATTGAAATATAAATTTAAAAAGAATGAAACACAAATATCATTTGAAATGAATATAAGTCAATCTCAAGTAAACAAGATAAAGCAAAAAGCTATTGCAAATATTCAAAGATGGGAAGAATGGCGTAAAGTGGAATAAAAAAGGAATAAAAGAAGAATAATCATATAGACAATATGTGAGATAATGAGTATGTAGATATTATCCATTAAATATAACTTAATGGACATGGATAGATCCTCCTATAAAATAATAAAGAAAGCACCTGGTAGAAATACTGGGTGCAATATGGGGATAAAGTATTTGGCTACTATTAATTAGTGTAGGTTCGATTCCTACTATCTCCTACAAGGTTATTATCTATATAACCTCTCATAAAGTCTAAATCCCCTTTTACAGAAAGCACTTAGTAGAAATACTAGGTGCTATTTTTATTATATGTATGGAGAAAGATATGGCTATATATAGAAGATGTGGAAAGTGTGGCAAGAAGATAGCTCATGGTATTAAATGTGAATGCTTAAAGTTAACAAGAAAAGATTATAACAAGAATGTAAGATATAACAATGAGAATAAAGAGTATAGTATATTCTACAACAGTATTCATTGGAAGAGAATGAGTAGTTATATACGCTGCAAATATAATGACTTATGTTTAATGTGTTATTTTAAATATAAAATATTAACTATAGCTAATGTAGTACATCATATAGTTGAGCTTAAAGAAGATTACACTAAGAGATTAGATGAAGACAATCTTATAACGTTATGCCATAGTTGTCATAATATCTTACATGGTAATTATACTGATAAAGAAAAACAGGAATTACATAATATAAAAAATATGTATGAGGATGAATTTTTGTAGACCGGGGGAGTGATTAGAAAATTTATAAAACTCATCCAAAGCCTTTGTGCCTAACCAGTCAGATAAAATTCCCAAAATGAAAAATAGAAAGGAGGGTTAGTATGGCTCGACCCTGTAAACCGATTGAAACTCAATCAAGGCATAATACAAAAGAAGAAATTGAAGCTAGAAAAAAACAGGAAGAAAAGTTGAAAGGTTTAGCTGATAAAATTAAACCTCCTGGATATTTAAATAAAGAACAAAAGAAGATATTTAAGTATATAGTAGACCAATTAAAAGCTAGTGGAATATTAAGTAATTTAGATATATATGTATTATCAACTTGCAGTATTGCTATTTCAAGATTAATAGAGATAGAAAAGAAGATAAATGAAGATATAAATAGATTATGGGATAAAGATTTAATGAGCAGTAAAGATAAATATACTAAAGATTTTTTTAGGTGTTGTAATGAACTAAGTCTAAGTCCTCAAGCTAGAGCTAAAATAGGAAGTTTAGCATTACAAGCTAAAGAAAAAGAGGAAGATCCTTTGATAAAAGCTTTAAAGGGTGATGATGATGAAGATTAAATCTTTATTGTTGCTATCTAAAGCTTTAAAGTATTGTGAAGATGTTCTTTTAGAAAATGAGTTAACTACAGAAGAGGTCAAAAAACAATGCGAGATTTTCTTAGATGACTATTATTTTAGGCAATATGAAGATAAATTTGAGTTTATTTTTAGTGAAATTAAACTAAAAAAAATCAATAATCTATTGAAATTATTTAATTATGCTACTGGGTTTATTGCAGGAAAACAAGTTTTAGATGGTTTGGAGGGATTCCAAGCTTTTTTTATTTGTGCAATTTTTGGATGGAGATATAAAGAAGATAAAAATAAGTTTAGATATAGGGATGTAGTTCTATTTATTCCTAGAAAAAATGCTAAAACTTTTATAGCTGCAATAGTATTTTTATTGTTAATGCTTACAGAACAAGATTATAGTGAGTTTTACTCAATATGCTTAGATAGAGATTTAGCTAAAGAAATAAGAAAAGCTATGGCACAAATAATAAGTGCAAGTCCAGCTATAAAAAAACATTTCTTTGTATCAGAAAGTGAAATAGGTGTTATTAAATGCTTAATTACAAATAGCTTTTATTATCCAAGAACATCAAAAGCAAATAAAAATAACGCTATAAGACCTGCAGCAGTTGTTTGTGATGAAGTTGGGGCTTTTACAAGCAACGACAATATACAAGCTATGAGAAAAGGACAATTAAGTGTTAAAAATCCTTTAATGTTAAAGTTAACTACTGCCTATGCTGAAAGTGATTCAGTTATGTTGGAAGAATTAGAGTACGATAGAGCAGTTCTTAATGGAATGGTAGATAACAAAAGGTTATTTGCTTTACTTTATTATGCTACTTTAGAAGAAGCTTGGACAGATGTAGGGCTTTATAAAGCTAACCCTCTTAGAGTAGAAGAGAATTATAATGAAATTAAAGCAGATAGAGAAATAGCTAAAATCAAAACAAGTGAGCAGGAAGAATTTTTAACTAAAAACTTAAATATATTCTTACAATCTAATGAATTAAATAAGTATTTAGATATTGATTATTGGAAAAAGTGTAAGATAACTGATAAAGAGTTCAGGAAGAAAATAAAAGGGAAAACAGTAACTTTAGGACTTGATATGTCTGTAACAACTGACTTAACTGCAGTAGGAATTGAATTTGAAGATGAAGATATAATTTATTGTAAGGCTCATGGATTCTTACCAGAGGATAGTTTGCCAAATAGAAGAGAAAAGCATATAAATTATAGGAATTATGCTAAGCTTGGATACTGTGATATTCATAAAGGAATGACTGTTAATTATACAAAAGTTGAAGAGTATATAAGAAATATAGAAAAAGAGTATAAGTGCACAATAGGTTGTATTGTAACTGACCCTATGAATGCTAAAGAATTAGTTGAAAGATTATCAGAGGATTATGATGTTGTAATGTTAAAGCAAACTTATAGCAATTTAAGTCCTGCAACAAAAGAATTTAGAAAAAGAGTTTATGATCATAAAGTTAGATATGTTGAAAATGAATTATTAGATTGGAATATGTCTAATGCAAGCACAACTAAAGGTAAAGCAGATGATGAAATGCTTATAAAAGAAAATAAGAATAAGCAACGTATAGATATGGTTGTTGTTTTAGTGTTTGGATATACAGAATATGTACTACCAGATAGTGGATATAATGCAATAGATGCATTAGACAATATGGATTGGGGGTAATTAGATGAAAAAAATATTAAAAAAGAATATAGTAGATATTTTAGTTAGTATTTCGCTAATTATTCTTATACTAACAACATTAAAGCTTAATATTTATATTGGTTTATACTTGCTATCCTTAGTTTTGTTAGGGATAGCAATAATTATATCTAGATATAGATAGGAGGTGAAAAAATGTTTGAAAAGTTATTTGAAAAAAGGAGTTATACTGGAGAAAATCCATTTGATTGGACTTCTTGGATAAAGGGTGAAGATGATGATTTTACGGGAAATGATAGTACATACTCGAAATGTATTAATCTTTTTTCTGAAAATATAGCAAAATTACCTATAGTAACTAAGGTTAAAACTGAAAAGGGAGATATAGATGCTGATAATTTTTATCTTTATGAGAAGTTAAGGTTAAGACCTAATGCATCTATGAATGCATTTGAGTGTATAAAGGCACTTGTAGCTATGACTAAACATTATGGAAGTGCTGGATTATACATAGATAGGGATAATAAAGGTTTAGTTAAAGATCTATACCCTGTACGAATTAATCAATTTATAGTAGATAATACTGGACTTATAAACTCTACTAAAAATAATAAAGTTTTAGTGGAGTTTACTTGTGGAGATGTAAGTGGGTCTTGTTTTGAAAAAGATATTATTATTTTAAGAGATAATTCTATAAATGGTATTAATTTTAGAAAAACTAGATCATATATAAGAGATAGTATTGATACGAATGTTAAAGCACAAAAATATCAATCTCAATTATTTTCTAATGGCTTAACTAATAAAATAGTGGTTCAATTAACAAGTGATATAAAGGAAGATAAAGAACTTAGGAAAGTACAAGCTAAATTTGATAAGATGTATTCAAATAATGGAAGAGTTTTTACTGTACCAGCTGGATATAATGTATCAGCAATGAATTTATCTCTAGCAGATAGCCAATTTGCAGAACTAAAGATAATAGGTAAGCAAGATATAACGAGTGCTATTGGAGTACCTTATTCATTAATAGAAAAAGGCTCATTAACAGAAGAAGAAACAATAGCATTTTTAAGTAATGCTATTATTCCAATTATAACGGCATTAGAGCAAGAAATGGACTGGAAGTTACTCACTCCAACTGAAAGAAAACAAGGTTATAAAATTAGATTTAATGTAAATGCAATGCTTAGGACAAGTCCTGAAAAGCAAAGTATCATATTAGATAGATACGTTAAAGATGGTATTTATACAATTAATGATTGCAAGAGAATACTTGGAGTGCCACTTGTTGAAGGTGGAGATATAGTAACATTACCATCTGGACAAATAACTTTAGAAAATCTTATTAATGGTAATGCTACATGGCAAAAAGAGTCTACTGCGAAGGGAGGTGATAACGGTGAAAACGGAGAGAATCAAGATTAACACTACTTTTGAAGTAAGAAATATTGGAGAAGGTGAAGAAAAGCAAACTCATTTACAAGGTTATGCATTAACTTTTGATAGTTTAAGTGAGGATTTAGGCTATTTTAGAGAAATAATCAGAAAAGGTGCTTTAGATAACTGTAAAATGGATAATGTAGTCCTTAATGTTAATCATGATATGGATAAGCCTTTAGCTAGAAATAATAAAGGTAATGGAATTGGAACATTAACATTAACAGTTGATGAAAAGGGCCTTTTCTTTGATGCAATACCAACTAATACATCTTATAGTAGAGATTTAATTTCCAATATGGAAGCTGGAATAATAGATAAATGCAGTTTTGCATTTATGTTAGATTGGCAAGATGATGAAGCTCAAACTTGGGATTGGGATAAAAATAATAGAGGATATGATTTAAGAACTATAAATAAGATTAAAGAAATATTTGATGTATCTATTGTTACTAATCCAGCTTATGAGAGCACAAGTTGTACAAGTTATAAAAGAGCTAAAGAAGATTTAGAAAAAGAAAGAAATAATGAAATTAGAAAAAGGAAACTTAAATTAGAGTTAGATTTAATTTAAGTTTTTTTATTTTACTTAAACATGGAGGAATAAAAATGGGAATAGAAGAGTTAAGACAATTATTAGAACAAAAGAAAGTTGAAGCTAGAGGTTTATTAGAAACTGATTTAGCAAAAGCTGAAAAAACAATGGAAGAAGTAAGAGAGCTTCAAAAGAAAATAGCTTTATATGAAGAAATTGAAGAGCAAGAAAAAAGAGATTTAGAAAATCAAAGAAATCAAAAGAATAAAGGAAAAGGAAATGATAATATGGCAGTAAATGAAATGAGGGCTATAACTAAGAGTGTTATGGGGCATAAGTTAACAGAAGAAGAAAGAGCAGCAGTAGTATCATCTGGAAATGCAGCTGTATTACCTAAGCAATTCGTAAATCAATTACAAGAAATTAAAAAAGGTTACGGAGCATTAAAGGATAATTGTGATGTTATAACAGTTACAAAAAATGAAGGTACTATTCCAGTTGTAGATTATGATCAGAATGAATTATCAGATATTACAGAAGGTAGTGATATAGTTGATGGTACTTTAGTTACTACTGAATTATCTTTTAAGTGCAAAAAAGTCGGGTTAATTCAAACTTTATCATCTGAATTAGTTGAAGATGCAGAAGTTGAAATTGAGGAGATTGCAAAAACTAACTTTACTGAAATTGCTGTAGCAAAAGAAAATAAAAAGATCATGGATATTGTTAATGCGAACGCTACTGAAGTTGAAGAAGTTACAGATTATACAGCATTAGAAGATGTAATGGCTAAAGCTTTACCAGCTGTAAAAGCAGGGTTAATTACTTTATGTAATGTAGAAGGATATGCTCATTTAAAGAATATGAAAGATAAACAAGGTAGAAATATGAATCTTATAACTACTGTTGGAGATACAGAATATTTTAATGGCAAGCCAATAGTAACATTTGACAGTTCTTTAGTTACACCAACATTAGAGAAAAAGAAAGTATTCTACTCTTTAAATATGAAAGAAGCTGTAAAATTTATTCAAAGAAAAGATGTTACTATAGCTAGAAGTAATGAAGCTGGATTTAAGGATGACACTATCAAGTTAAGAATATTAGAAAGATTTGATGTTACAAAAGGTTCAACTAGATCAATAAAGAAAATAGAATTAGCTTAATAGGTTAGGGATTAATTTCCCTTTCCTAATATTATAGAAAGAGTGATTATATTGACCTTAGAAGAGGTAAAAAGTTATTTAAGAATTGAATATGAAGAAGATGATATACTTTTAGCGAATTTAATTGAAGTTAGTGAGGAATACATAGATTCTTGTGTAGGAATTGCTTATAAAAGTGATGAAAAAGCTATGAAGTTAGCAAATCTACTTCAAAAAAAATTAATAACTGATATGTTTGAAAATAGAGGTACAGAAATATTAAATTCTACTAAAAAAGATACTATTGTTACTACTATACTTGATAAATTAAGTAATTATAGTGAGGTTGAGTAAATGGCAGATTTTATGATTAATCCAAGTGAATTTAGACATCCAATAACTATAGAAAGATACTCTAAATTTAAAGATGAAGATAATATATTAAGAGAAGAATGGACTAAATTATGCAGTTTAAGAGCTAAAATATTATGGACCAGTGAATATATTGAGTCTTATGGAACAAATAGTGAGATTGAAGCTACTTTTTATATTAGATTTAACTATAAGAGTCTTAACTCTAAGGATAGATTAGTCTATAAAGGTGAAGCTTATGATATTATCTATATAAATAATGTTCAAGAAGCTAATAGATATTATGAAATAAAAGCTAAAAAGGTGAATTAAATGGCTGTAAAGTTTAGTGGGTTTGATGAGCTTGTAAATGACTTAAATAATTTAGGGGCAATAGGAAATAAAATAGGGAAACAAGCAGTTGAAGAAGGGGCAAAAATAGTTCTAGAACAACAGAAAAAAGATGCTCCAAGAGATTCTGAAAATAATGATCATGGAGCAGATAAATTAGATATAACTGAGATAAAAAAATATTCTAAATCCGGGACTGTAGTCGGTAGGGTTGGAATTTCAGCAGAAAATTGGGAAGAAGCAAAACATCTTTATTTCCAAAATTACGGATATGAGTTATGGAAAAATGGGAAAATGATTAACACTCATGTTGGATGGATTGATGATAGCTTCAAAAAGTGTAAAGATAAAGCAACAAAAGTGATTATAGATGTTGCTAGTAAAGAAATTGATAAAATTCTCAAATAGAGATAAGGTGGAATATGATTGAAGTAATAAATAAGCTAGAAAATGAGCTAGGTATTCCTTTTTACTACGTAAGTAGAGAAGAAGGGCAAGCTCCTGTAGTAGTTTATAATTATAAGAAAGAGTTAAATATTTCAGACATGGAAAAGGAGTCATCGGATTATGACTTCTATTTTATTTTAATAATAAATAAAAAAATAAATGCTACAATTGAGAAATTTGAAGAAGTTTTAATAAATAATCTATTTAGAAATATATCTGTAAATCAATCAGCTACAACTAAAGAAGGTTATATTCAAATTTCTATAACTGCTAGTAAAAATATATAACGAAAGGTGGAATAAATGAATGCCAAGAGAATTAGGAGTAAGAAAGCTTACTGCATTTAAATTAGAATCAGAAGGTACTTATGGAAGTGCCATTCCTTTAAAGAACTGTGTATCTTTAAAGACAACAAATAATTACACAGAAATTGAGTATTATAGCGATTGTACAACAGAACATTCATCTGCTACATTACAAAATGTTGAGGTTGAAGCAGTAATGTCGTCAAATATGGGATTAAAATTATTAGCAGAATTAACAGGATTGGAATATGCAAATGGTAAAATGGCTACTGTAATTGGTGGTGTAGTCCCACAATTTGCATTAGCTTATGAAATTTTAATGGACGATAATACAACTAGGAGAAGAGTTTTATATAATTGTAATCTTAGAAAAGAAGAACAATCAAATGAAACTGAATCCGAAGGTGAAGAGTGGACATTTACAGGAAAATCATTACCAGTAGAAATTGAAGGAAAACAATATGTTGATTTATGGATGTCTGAATCCGAAATAGAAGCTATAACTGAGCCAGAAACCAAAGCTAAATATAAGGCTGAATACGAAAAGTTCTTTACAACTGTAATAATGCCTGGAGAACCAACAGGAGTTTAATTACAAATAGAGTAGGTAGAAATATCTACTCTATTATTATGGCTTTAAATGGAAAGGATGAGATTAATGGAGATTGTAAATTTAGCAAATAGAAAAGAAGTGGAAGTAAATATAAATGGAAAAGAATGTGTTATGTCTTTATCTTTAAAGAACATTCAGCATTTCCAAGATTCAAACAAATATGGATTACAAGAAGCTTTAGAAAAAATACAAAATGGCGATTTAGAAATGATATTAAAGCTAATTTACTCTATGGTATCAGATAAGAAAACAAGAAAGGTATTAGGTGCTAAATTCTTTAAAGATTATGACGAACTAGGAATAATAGAAGCATTAAGTCCAGCTATGATGGAATTATTAAACAAAGAAATGCCAGAAGCAAAAAATACATCTGAAAAAAAGTAGCTAAAAGTAAAGATGATAACCATGTAGATGTAGATAATATTCTATATATGGGCAGGGCTTTACTTAAAATGAGCAACGAAGAAATATATGAATCTAGCTTAAGATTTATATTTAAGCAATTAGATTTATATGTTGAAGCTAATAAAGAAGCTGAGAAAAGATACAAAAATAATAGTAAAAATAAAGGTAATAATAGCGAAGAAAATAAATTGATGGTATTAGATTAAAGAAAGGAGGGGGAATATGGCAGATGAGAAGCAGTTAGTGGTCAATCTTGCGCTAAAGTCTGGAACTATGAAGCAACAAATAAATAGTATCAATAAAGATATAAAGCAACTTCAAACAGATTTTAAAAATGCTGGTTCTGGGGTAGAAGATTTTGAAAAAACATCAGAGGGTTTAAGTGCAAAATTAAAATTACAACAATCTGTAGTAGAAAAACTTAAAGATAAATTATCTGTATATAAAACAGAGCAAGAAAAGTGTACATCAACATTAGATAAGGCTGTTAGTGCTTATCAAAAGCAAGAAGCTAAAGTTAAGTCACTTGAAGAACAATTAGAAAAAGCTAAACAGGAGTATGGCCACAATAGTGAAGAAGTTAAAAAACTAAAAGATGAATTAACAAAAGCAACTAAATCATTAGATACTAAGAGAAATAGTGTTATAAATGCAAATAATTCTTTAACTAACATGAAAACCACTATTAGTAATACTGAAGCTGAAATAAAAGGTATGGAATCTGAGATAAAGAAAACTACTTCGGCCTTAGATTCTTTAGAAAATGAAGCGGATGATATAAATGATGAAGTAGATAAAATGGGTGATAACTTTGAAAACTTTGGTGGTAAATTAAAGGGTGTTGCTGGGAGTGTTGTATCTTCGGTTGCTAAAATATCTGCAACAATGGTTGCTGTAGGGGCAGGAGTTGCAACAGCATTAACAAAAGAAGCTATAGAACAATATGCACAATATGAGCAATTAATAGGTGGAGTTGAAACTCTATTCAAAGATAGCAGTGATAAGGTTTTACAATATGCAAATGACGCTTATAAAAATGCTGGATTAAGTGCTAATGAATACATGGATACAGTTACTTCCTTCTCAGCTTCATTAATAAGTAGTTTGGGAGGAGATACTGCAAAAGCAAGCGATATAGCAAATATGGCTATTGAAGATATGAGCGATAATGCTAATAAAATGGGTACAGATATGCAAAGTATTCAGAATGCTTACCAAGGATTTGCAAAACAGAATTATACCATGTTAGATAACCTTAAACTAGGCTTTGGGGGAACAAAAGAAGAAATGCAAAGACTTTTAGAAGAAGCTGAAAAAATATCTGGCATAGAATATGATATAAGTAATTTTAGTGATGTAGTAGAAGCTATTCATATAATACAAGATCAAATGGGTATAACAGGAACAACAGCAAAAGAAGCTTCTAGTACAATTGAAGGTAGTTTAGCTTCTATGAAATCTGCATGGACAAACACACTAACAGGCATGGCAGACAGTAATGCTGATTTTGATACATTAATTAATAATTTGGTGGATTCTGTAGGAACATTTGGAGATAATATATTACCTCGTATTGAAGTGGCTATACAAGGAATAGGGAAACTGATAGAACAATTACTTCCTCCTATAGTAGAGAAAATACCTGGAATAATAACCGATGTATTACCAAATTTAATTAGTGCTGGTATTAACGCAGTTAAATCGCTTATAGAGGGGATAGTACAAGCGCTTCCTCAATTAACAACATCAGCGATTGAAATTATAGGAATGTTAACTAATGCATTTATCGAATTAGCACCGATGATGTTAGAAGCAGGGTTACAACTATTAGTAACATTAGGACAAGGGTTAGCATCGGGATTACCTCAAATGATACCTACTATAGTTGATTTAATAGTGTCAATGTGTGATATGTTTATCGAAAATATACCTATGTTTATAGATGTAGCGATTGATATAATATTAGCATTGGTAGAAGGGTTAGTAAATGCATTACCAATATTAATCCAAGAAATTCCACGAATTATAAATAGTTTTTGCAATGCTATTTATGAGAAACTTCCTGATATTTTAAAGGCAGGTATAGAAATAATTGTAATGTTGGTTAAAGGATTAATAGATAGTATACCTATAATAGTTGAAAATTTACCACAAATAATTATGGCTATAGTCAATGTATTTACAATGATGAACTGGGCAAGTATTGGTAAAAATCTTATTACAGGTATAGGTGAAGGGATAAAGTCAATGGCTAGTAATATCGGCTCTATATCTAAAGGAGTTGCAGAAAGTGTTACAAACGCAATAAAAGGTATATTTACTGGTAATGGTGCTGGAATTGGTAGAAATTTAATATCATTTGTATCTAATGGTATTTCAAGTATGCTATCTGGTATAGTTTCAGTGGCTACTAATATTGGAACAAGTGTAGTAAATGTATTTAAAAATATGTTCTCTATGTCTTCTATGGCAGAGATAGGGAAAAATTTAGTCAAAGGTATTTGGAATGGTATTTCTAATATGACTGGTTGGATTATTGATTTGATTGGTGGGTTTGCTGGAAGTGTTGTTAGTTCTATAAAGAGTTTCTTTGGTATAGGTAGCAGTAGTAAATCTAAGTCTTCAAATATGGCTTCAGGTGCTTCTATGTATGCTTTAGATACTTATGGAATAGCTACAGCATCTTTAGATAATGTAGCTTTAAGTGGAAGTTATTATAACTCTAATACAAGATCTTCTGTGAGAGCTAATGATATTATTAGACAGGTAAATGGAGGAGTTGACTCAATTAATCAAACTACGGCTTTAAATAGCATTGTAAGTAAATTCACACAGGAGTTAAATAATATAAAAAGTGAAAACAATAATTCTATGAATGTTATTGCTAAAGCGTTAGAGTCTATGTCAGATGCTATTAAGGGATTAAAATTAGAAGCGGTAATAGATGGTGAAAAGTTAACAGGAAGATTAAATAAGATAGATGGTAAAAACTTAAATTTATATGAAAGGTGGAATGGTGTATCATAGGTCAAATAGAATTTAATAATCTAAAGTCTTTTGATGATTTTGAGTTAAAAACAAAATCAATTGAAGTGTCATATCCAACTCCAAAGCTAATAAAAGAGAGTGCGCCATTTCAAAATGGAGAATATGATTTTACAGAATTATATGGAGAAACAACTTATGATAATAGATCTGTAAAAGTTACTTTTGAATATGATGGATTTAAAGCGGCAACAAGAACTAGACTTAATTCTTTTTATACAAAAGTTATTAATTGGTTATATAATTCAGGAGAGAGCGAATTAATAATTGATTATGAAGTTGGAGTATTTAAAGGGAGAGTTGTTGACATATCATCAATAGAAATATTATCAGGTTCAGGAGAAATAACTGTAGAATTTGATTGTTATCCATTTAGAATTTATAAACAAACAGAAGGAAATATTCTTTGGGATGACTTTAACTTTGAACTAGATTATTTACAACAAACCAAGTTTGATGTATTGGGAAATAAAACTATAAATATAATTAATTCAGGTTCAAAAAGAATTACACCAACAGTTATATGTTCAAGTGAATTTGATGTAATTAAAGGTAATATAACTTATAAATTTAACATAGGAACTACAAAGGATTGGAGATTTGTATTAGATAAAGGCATAAATAACTTAACTTTAAATGGTACCGGAAATATAGAATTTGTATTTAGAAAAGAGGTGCTTTAATGTATCAAGTAACTATAAAGAATGAAAATGAAGAAGTAATTATAAATTCAATTTCTACTGATATTGAATCACCAAGATTAATTTCTGGAAGCATCAATCATGGAATAAACACTATAGATAATTTTACTTTTAAAATAGCTACTAATAATATTGGATATAATAAATTAAATGCACTAACTACTTTAGTA